CTAAATTTATAAAAGAATCTTTTAATCAAGTTGTTAATAAGTTTGAATCTTTAATTTTACAATATAAGCAAGATGTTAATGTTCATAAAACTCAATGGCCAAAAAGATATAGATACGAAAATTTTAGAATAAAAAGATATCTAGGTGAGAGTACACAACAACATGATACTCATGTAGATGTTACTAATGCTGATACTGCTAGAAGATTTTTAGCATTTGTGTGTTACCTTAATGATGATTTTGATGAGGGTGAAACTGAATTTCCTCAATATAATTATCAAACTAAAGTATCTACTGGATCGGTTGTTATGTTTCCTGTTGCATGGAGTTACCTTCATAAAGGAAAACAGATTAAGAATGGATATGCAAAATATATTTTAGGATCTTTTCTTCAATATGAAGAGAAACAAAATATGAATAGAATGGGAGATAAAACAATGGGACTTGACAAGAAAGGTTTTGGATAATAAAATAGATTACGCTTTTATTCCTTATGGAACGAATTGAGACTACTATTCTCAGAAACTTAATTTACAATGAAGAGTATTCTCGAAAAGTAATTCCTTTTATTGTACCAGAATATTTTGAGCAAAGATCTGAGAAGGTAATCTTCGAGGAGATAACTAAGTTCATTGTAAAATATGGTTCTGCTATCACTATTGAAGCTCTCAATATTGAGACTGAAAATAGGACTGACCTTACTGAAACAGAAGTAAAAGAAGTTAGAGAGATTAACGAATCTTTTACAGATTCTGTGGTGGATGGTCAGTGGTTAATTGATTCGACTGAGAAATGGTGTAAGGATCGTGCTATATATTTGGCATTAATGGAATCTATTGCCTTGGCAGATGGGCAAGATGATTCTAAGGGAAGAGATGCTATTCCATCTATTCTTTCTGATGCCTTATCAGTTTCATTTGATAATCATATAGGTCATGATTATCTGAACGATTATGAAGAAAGATATGAAGCGTACCATAAAAAGGAAGATAAAATCCCGTTCGAACTTGAATATTTTGACAAGATTACGAAGGGAGGTTTACCGAATAAAACTCTCAACATTGCTCTTGCTGGCACAGGGGTTGGAAAGTCTTTATTCATGTGCCACGTGGCTAGCTCAAGTTTACTCCAAGGAAAAAACGTACTCTACATCACTCTCGAAATGGCAGAGGAAAAGATTGCGGAGAGGATCGATGCTAACTTACTTAATGTTAATATACAGGACATAACAGATTTACCGAAACAAATGTTTGATAGTAAGGTAACTAACCTTGCTCAGAAAACACAAGGATCATTAATTATTAAAGAATATCCTACTGCTGCTGCCCACTCTGGTCATTTTAAAGGATTGCTTAATGAACTAGCATTGAAAAAGTCATTCAAACCTGATATAATATTCATAGACTATCTTAATATTTGTGCCTCATCCAGATACAGAGCAGGAAGTAACGTCAACTCCTACTCATACATCAAAGCCATCGCAGAAGAATTACGGGGTCTCGCAGTTGAGACGAACCTTCCGATTGTATCTGCCACTCAAACTACTCGTAGCGGCTACGGTAGTAGTGATGTTGACCTTACTGACACCTCTGAGTCTTTTGGACTCCCTGCTACTGCTGACCTTATGTTTGCCCTTATTTCTACAGAAGAGTTGGAAGGTTTGGGACAGATAATGGTTAAGCAATTGAAGAATAGGTATAACGATCCCACTATTAATAAGAGATTTATTGTGGGTGTTGATAGGGCAAAGATGAGATTATATGACGTTGAGCAAAGAGCACAGAGTGACTTGCTTGACAGTGGGCAAGAAGAAGAGTATGATGCTTTAGCAGACAAAGCTTTTTCTAAAGACAAACCTCTTAAGGAAAAGTTTAATCAACTCAAATTCTAATGGAACTTGGTGATGAACAATTGGTTGCACTACTTGATTTAGTTAAAGGAGAGTGGAATGATGCAACGATTGAAACTGATGTTGAATTTTATTGTAATCTTTATTTAAAACTACGTAACGAACATGAAAGTAGATTCCAAAAAGTACACTGAGTTTGTAGACGCAGTAACATCTCAAGAATCAAAGGATTATATTTCCTTTAATTCTAGATGCTTTGGGATACAATCAGTAGAGAGTGGTGACGGATTACCTGTTCATCGTTTATTAACTGCTGCTCTTGGCATATGTGCTGAAGGTGGTGAGTTTACTGAGGTAGTCAAGAAGATTGTCTTCCAAGGTAAACCAGTTAATGAAGAGAATATCTTTCATATGAAGAGAGAACTTGGAGACATCATGTGGTATATTGCACAGGCATGTATGGCACTTGATACAGATTTTGATGAGATTATGGAAATGAATGTAGAGAAACTTAAAGCTAGATATCCTGGTGGAGAGTTTGATGTACACTATTCAGAAAACAGAAAGGAAGGTGACTTATGACTAGTGAATACAAACCTCTTATTGTAGAGGGTGAAGAAGTTGCTGATTATGATGACACCACAATTTCTTATAACAAATGGCAGATGGCAACTGTAGAGTTGTGGACTTCCCCCAAAGAATTTGATGCTTATCAATATGACTATGAGGCATTTTCTGAGTTCTATAAACCAGAGAACGATGACTATAAGTATGTTGATTGTGAAGATGAAGAGTTCACTCCAGGAATGAATGGCATTAATACTATAGATATTGAGAAATGGTTATTAGAATTTTGTGAGAAGACTGATTGGATTAAAGATGAGTTTTATTTTATAGTTCATTGGAGAAGATATGCAATTTATAAGAAAGAAGTTTATGATGATGAAACTTATTGGAATGTGGAGGACATGGGTGAATCTCAACCTGACAGATATTGTTATAAGGATGGTAAGATAGAATATGATTGGACAACTCCTATGGAGGAAGAAGAATGAAGTTAACTCAAGAAGTGATTGATAAGATTCAAGAAGCCATGTTACACACTAAAATGAATGGTGATGTGAACTGGCAAGATGGTGATGAGATTGATGTGTGTCTTGGAGGAACCTTTGCAGGAGACAAATTTATTAGTATAATAAACAGGACAAGAAGTAACACTACTAAGAGATGAACATCTTTGTAACTAATCCTGATCCCCATGTATCAGCAAAAGTATTGCCTGATAAGCATGTGGTCAAGATGCCATTGGAGACATGTCAAATGCTCTCCATTGTCTTCTCCCATTGGTATTATGATTGGGGTGATGATTTAGTTAAGAAGAAAGATGGAACCCCTTATTCAGTCCAGAAGGGTGCATTCAGGAATCATCCTTGCACCCAATGGGCAGCAGATAGTATATACAATACTGCATGGTTAATTCAACATGGTTGTGCTTTATCTGATGAGTATTCGCATCGTTATGGTAAATTGCATGGATGTCATAAAGCATTGTTTGAAGCAAAGAAAACATTTCACAAATTTGCAGGAGAAGTAATTACATGCTATTGTATGGTGGAGTCCTTTACTCGTGCAATGCCAGATGAGTATAAACATGACACAAGCATTGACACTTTTACTGCTTACAAAAATTACATTAGCAGCAAACCTTGGGTTGCATCTAATTATTTACGTGACCCATCCAGAAAACCAGATTGGGTATGATTAGATTGTGGAGGGTATGGAAGTATGCGTTGGGTTCGTTCGCTGATGAGAAGACCAAGAGGTATGATAATCTTATACTCCTTGTTCGATCTTTCATCTTTCTTACTTATCTCGTTACTAATTGTTTTATCGTTGCAGGGGTAATCCGACATTGGAATGACTTATGAGTGATTTTATCTGGGTTGAAAAATACAGACCCAAAACTATTGATGAATGTATTCTCCCAGAGAATATAAAGAAAACCTTTAATGATTTTCTAAATAAGGGTGAGATACCTAATATGCTATTGTCTGGGCCACCAGGTGTAGGAAAGACTACAGTAGCAAAGGCACTCTGTAATGAATTGGGGGTAGATTTTTATGTCATTAATGGATCGGATGAAGGCAGGTTTCTTGACACTGTTCGGAATAACGCCAAGAACTTCGCATCTACAGTCTCTCTTAGCAGCGAGTCGAAGCATAAAGTCATCATCATCGACGAAGCAGACAATACCACTTCCGACGTACAACTCCTTTTGCGAGCGAGTATTGAGGAGTTCGCCAACAACTGCAGATTCATTTTCACTTGCAATTACAAAAATAAAATCATTGAACCCCTCCATTCGAGATGTGCTGTGGTGGAGTTTGGCATTCAGGGTAAACTTAAACAGGAAATTGCAGCAAAATTCTTCGGAAGATTAGTAACTATTTTAGATCAGGAAAAGATTGAAGCAGATAAGAAAGTCCTAGCAGAACTTATTAATAAACACTTCCCAGATTGGAGAAGAGTATTAAATGAGTTGCAAAGATATAGTGTCGGTGGTATAATAGACACAGGTATACTT